GCTTATGGATCTGGAGTATTGAAGTCTGACAGATTAGGTCATGATATCATCATGGGTGGATTAGAAAATGATCCAGTTCCAGATGTTGCACCAGCTGTTTACTCTTCATTAATAGCACAGCAATCTCCATCAATTTAAGAATTGAATAAACTCTTATCATAAAGGGAGGGCAGTGTCCCTCCTTTTTTTGTATATTTGAAACCATGGAAATAAAAGCAAAGTTTATCGGATCAAAACAATGGTCATCCTTATTGAGTAAATGGGTTGACATCAAGAGAGGTCAAGAAGAGTACTATGTATCTCTTGGATTCCTTCACATCTTTGAAAAAAGAAAACCAAAACTAATTAAAAATGCTGAGAATACAGAAAGCGACATCTTCAAATCTGATAGTAACAGTAACGGAACTGACAACAGTTAGTCCAGTTTACTATCTTTTTGAATTTGAGCATGAGCAATCATTCTTAAAATACTATTGCATCCTGAGTAATATCAGCACAGCAACATCCAGATATGATGAATTCTTGCTTGTGGATGGTGTTGATGTTACCTTTGATTACGATGGTTACTACACATATAGAATATATCAGCAAACATCACCAACCAATCTTGATCCTGACTTATCAGCTGGATTGGTTGAGGAAGGCAGAGCTCATGTATTTGAGATTGATTCACCTTCCACAGAATTCTCAACAAATATAACATTCAATATTTATGAATAAGTTCGAATCAATGTCATTCAGAAAGGACTTTGTCCAACCAATTGAGGAGCAAGATAGAATGCTTGGCTTTATTAAATGGGGAAAAAAGAATGACTATAGTTATTTTTTAGTGGATCTTTTCAATGGATCAGCTTGGCACCAGGGTATCATCAAGAATAAAACTCACTACATTGCTGGAGGTGGGATTGAAGTTGTCACTGGCACATTACAAAGATTCCTTGAGAATCCATTCTCCGACTTTACAATGGATGAGATTGTTGAGCAATTGGCATTTGATTATGAATTATTTGGTGCATTCGCTGTCAAAGGTACTTGGAATAAGGAAGGGACAAGAGTTGTCAGATGGGAGTATCTTGCCATTGATATGATAAGAATCTCATCAGATGAAAGAATGTACTATCTATCAGATGACTGGACTGTTCAACAGCAATCACCTGAGAAAACAAATCTCAGAACAATTCCAGCTCTTGATGAAAATAATAAGGTAGGATCATTTGTTATTTATTACAAGGATCCAGCTAAGAAAGGACGTAAAGAACAAGGAGTCTATCCAAAGCCACCTTACAATGGAGGTATCACAGCCATTCAGACTGATGTTGACATCTCTAAATTCCACATGTATGAATTGCAGAATGGATTCAAGTCTGGGACTATGATCACTTTCATGGATGGATTTCCAGAAACTCAAGAGGAAGCTGAGTCATTCAAGAATCAAATCAAAGGACCAGCATCCAACATTGAGAATTCAGGTGATATCATCATCACCTTTGCACCATCAGCGGATCAAGCTCCCAGAGTTGAAAGTCTGACTGGAAATGATCTTGATAAAAGATATGAGTCACTTGAGTCAAGTGTTCAACAGAACATCCTTGTTGCTCATGCGGTTGTCTCTCCATCTTTGTTTGGTGTGGCTCCTGAAGGATCATTCAATGCGGCTGAATCAGCTGAGTTGTTTGAGATATTTAAAAAGACTTATGTTGACACAAGACAAAGAAGGCTTGAGTGGATGCTTAATTACATGATTGAGTTGTCTGGTGATGTTGGAACAGTTAAGCTAAGAGATGTGACTCCGATTGGAACAACACAAGAGCCAACAGTTCCGGCAACAGCTCCAGTGCAACAAGATGTATCATTCAATCGACAAGATGTTAATGCATTAATAGATATCACTACAAAATTAAATGATGGGAAGATATCACATGACAGTGCATTAAGCATTATTTTGGCATCATTTCCAACCATTGATGAGGCACAAGCTCGCAGAATAGTTGGAATATCATCTAATCCACAGCAATTGTCATCATGCAAGTTTGATCATCAAGAAGATGAGATTGGATACTTTGCTCAATATGGTGAATCTGCTGGACAATATGATGTGATTGCAACATTTCCAATTGCTTGGGATACTCCATCCGCTGAGGTATTCTCAAAACAAGATCAACTCTTTGCCACTATTGGAGAAATATCAGCAGAGTTAAATGACTTTGATAAGAATGTACTTAAGTTGATTGGTGATGGTGAAGATTCCAACGGTATTGCAAAAGCTCTCAACACTAACATTGAGGATATTGCCAAGTCAATGGCTAAGCTTATGAGATGGGAGGTCATAACGAAAGGAGAAGTTACCGATTTGGGAAAGTCTCTTGTCAGAGAGGAGCAAATTCCTATTGAAAGATTTGAAGTGAGATACGGATACAGAACAAGACTTGATGTCCCTCCAGCAAAGAGTGGATCAAGACAATTCTGTGAGAGATTAATGTCACTTAATAGACTTTATACAAAGGATGAGATCAACACAATCTCCGGTCGAGTTGACAGAGATGTGTGGAGATACAGAGGTGGATGGTACACCAATCCAGATACTGGAGCATCAACTCCATGGTGTAGACATGAATGGATTCAGCAATTAGTTGTAAAAAGATAAACTATGAACTACCTATTATCAGTTGAAAATTTAAAAAAGCTCGGTATTATTCACAACAATACAGATACCAAGCTCTTGGCTGTGGCCATAAAGAGATCTCAAGACATGCATATTCAGCCAGCTCTTGGGACTCCATTATTCAGAGCATTGCTTGATAGAGTTGAGACAAACACATGGACTCAAGATTACTTGGATCTTATGAATGATTATGTTGTACCTTGCTTGGTTGCATTCGTTGATTACAGGGCCGCTTTATTCCTTACTGAGAAGCTAACAAACAAATCAGCTGGAAGAGTATCTGATGAGAACTTGCAAGCCAATACATTGGATGAGGTTAATGAACTCAGAGATCAATTGAGAAAGGATGCTTATTTTTACAAGGAGAGACTTGTTGGCTTTCTTATGGATGATCAAGCAACTAAATATCCAGAGTATTGTGATATGTGTTCTGATCATTGCAATGAATATGTGAAAAAAGATAAGACTGGTTATAAGCCATTAAATTGGATACAATGAAATTCTCAAAGAAACAGATTGATAAATTAAAAGCATATCTCAATAAGGATGGAAAAAACATTAAACCAGCTAATGAAAGAGCTGGAAACAATAGCAACACAGCATCGGCAGATAAACGAGTTCTTTCAAGGTGATTTTATTGATGCTGTGTCAAGAGATGCGGCTCAATATCCTTTGATGGTTGTAACTTTGCAACCAGGATCAATGACTGATCAAGCTGTGAATGTTAATATGGTGATCTCAATCTGTGATAAATATAACATCCAAGAATATAGACAGATTAATGAGATACATTCTGACTGTCTGAGCATCTGCAATGACATTAGAATTACATTTCAACAATGGAGATTTGAGGAGTTTATGGATATTGTTGGTGATATCACAACACAGCCATTCATTAATCGCGGTCCAGATGTAACAGCTGGATGGACAATGAATGCATCACTATCAATCTATGATTACAATGACTGGTGTTCCATTCCTTATGATGATTATGACTTTGAGAATGGCAATCCTCCAGCAAGCAATTGCGGAGATCTGACAACAGATTATTTGCTTTATGTCAATGGTCAACTTGAAGATCAATTCACACAGAACACAACAACAAACAATACTATTAATATCAACTTATAATGGCAACAACAACCATCAACTTAACAACTCAGCAAATCGGAATCTTTGCTCAGACAGCTAACAGCACATTAATCACCAACACAACAACTGAGAGCTCACTTATCAATGGTGGAGTTGGTAGTTTATCTATTCCAGCAAATGGCTTTTCAGTTGGTGATAGTTTTAGAGCAGTGTTTGGTGGTGTGGTCAATGCTCAGAATAATCAAACTCTTAGAATTAGAGTTGTGGTCGGAGGTGTTGTTCTTTTAGATAGTGGTTTACAGAATTTGGGGAGTAATGTTGTGAATGATGTGTGGTCTTTAAACATTGATTTTACCATTAGATCTTTAGGTGGTCCAGGTATAGCATCCATTGTGACATTAGGAGCATTTCATTACACAAAACCTAACAATTCCAGTGTTCAAGGATTTGGATTCAATACAGTTAATAACACAACATTTGATACAACAATTCCAACTACATTAGATGTCACAGCTGAATGGGGAGCTGCCAATGCTGGCAACTCAATTTACTCAGATATCTTTGTCTTGAATAAAACATATTAGCATATTAAGTATGGAGAAAATATTCAAACTTGATTTTAAAACATTCCTAAGAAGTCCATTTACTTATTTATTCTTTGTCTTATTTGCAATAGTCATAATGATCGGCAGATATCTCATCACATCCAAAGACAATGAAATCAAAATACAACAAAAAAAAATTGATGATTGCGATGATGAAAGAAAGGCAGATAAAAAACTAATGCAAGATATATTGTTTCAAAAAGAACTAAATAAGAAACTCCATGGAGAATAAAGTATTATTGATTGCTACAATTGCAAGCTCATTATTAGCAATCTTTGCACCCATGCCAACACATGAATATAAGGCACCAAAGAAAGATCCTGTAACAATCAAAGCTGAAAAATATCTGCATGATCTTGAGCATGATAATGAGATCAAGGTTGAGAAGCTTAAGCATGATGTTGACAGTCTATTGACAATCAAGCGTAAAATTAAGTATATTTACATCCAAAGAGATTCAATATGAGCTATGCATGGCTAAAAAAAGAAACAGCTCCAAAGATATTGGTTGAGGCAGTCAAGCATATTGGTGTTAAGGAGATTGTTGGCAAGCAACACAATCCAACCATTCTATCTTGGGCAAAAGGTCTTGGACTTGAGAAGGTATATACTACTGATGAAATACCTTGGTGTGGTTTATTTGTTGCTTATTGCTGTCATGCATCTGGATTGCAAGTTGTCAAGCATCCATTGTGGGCATTGAACTGGAATAAGTATGGCAATGTTGCAAAGGTGCCAATGCTTGGTGATGTGTTGACTTTCACAAGGAATGGCGGAGGTCACGTTGGGATCTATGTTGGTGAAGATGCAACACATTATCATGTACTCGGAGGAAACCAAAACAATTCAGTGAGCGTATCTCGCATTGAGAAAGCAAGATTAAGCCAAGCAAGAAGGACAGCATGGAAAGTTGCACAGCCAGCATCTGTGAGAGTGGTTCATCTTGAGCCAAAAGGAGTAGTAACAACAAATGAAGCATAATGAAAAAACCGGGAAGACCAAAAAAGAATTTGAATATAAACATTGACACAAAGAATGTTGACATTAAGATCACCAGAAAGGATGGAGTCACTGATGTTAAAGTGGATACTCCAAAGGTTGATGTTGAATTGCATAAGGATAAGGATAATAAAAGTGTCAAAGTTGACTCAGATATTGTTGATGTTGAGATAAACAACAAGGATGTCAAGGTTGATGTCAATGAACAATCAGGATTACTTGGAAAGATTGCAAAAGTTTTATTGAAGAGATTTAAAAAATAGTTATATTTGTCTTGCATATCTGTTTTAAGTGAATAAAAGAGAAGGGGAGTGACGGCAATCATTCCCTTTTTTTATTCCTTGATTTGTTAAAAAATGTTAAAATTATTTCATAAGTGAAAAAAGTTCTTAACTTTACATCATAATAATTAACAAAACAGATATGAAAGCAAAATTATTTAACCTTGTTGAGCCATTCATTCCAGCGAATGAAGAGCACAAATCTTTTTTGAGTGCAGTTTTAAGCCTTCTGACAATCGTTTGTATTGTTTGTGGTGGATTGTTTACCTTCTTAAATTTAATGTCATGAGAGAGGAGATAATTACAAGACTTGAAAAGATTGAAAATGTCAATGCTATTATCAATGGATTCACTTACAGAATCAAAATGTATCAATCTCTGATCCCAGACTTGAAAAGAGCTGGACTTTATGAGCTTGCTGATAGATATGATGATCGCATTGATACCTGTGCAAGAGCAATTGGTCGTTTAACAATTTACAAAAATAAGATATGAGCACAGCACATTATGAATATTGGTGGCAGAAGTCAGGCAGATTCAACATTGATTTGTATAACCAATTTTTAAGAGCAAAAAGAGATGAAGAATTTCAGAGTAACGTACAAAGTGAAGGATGGCAAGTGGACCATTCAACAAAGAATCATTCAAGCCAACAGTCCAGAGGATGCAATCAAGAAGATGGACATGTGGCCACCGTTAATCATTAAAGTTGAGAAGATATGAAAATACAAGAAGAACATTTTGACCAAAGAACTGGAGTTCATTATTTTGAACAAACATTCACAACTCAGACAGTCCAACAATTATCATTTAAAGATTATGATAATCTTAAAAATTTTCTTGAGGTTGTTGTTGAACAGATGAGTAATGGTAGACATATAAGTTTATTTTTTAACGACTTAACTGATTTAAAATGAAAATAGAAATAAACCAGGACAATCCTATTAATTTAAAATCAATAGAATTCATGCGATATATTGAGCATAAAAAGCCAACAAAGAGAATTCCAATACTGATGCAAATTGAGCATCCAATTACTGGTAAAATAATAACCAAAGAAGTTTTGACAAAAGATGTTGAGGCATATCTTAAAAACTACAATGGTTTAAATTCAAACGGATCTAAGTGGACAATGGTGCCATTAAAAAGATACAGAGTTTGGCTTGAGGATTCAGTTGAGCCAGAAGGTGGCACATGGTGGCATTGTTTTAAAGATGCAAGAGGCTATCTCAGACAAGAAGGATATAACTATGAAAATCCAAAAGAGCTTGATACATTACAGCAATACATTATTTGGGGATATAAAGTTGAGGAAATATGAAAGAGCAAGAACAAAAGTCCTGGATCGAAGAGGCATGGGAATATAGCAGAATGGCTATTGAGAATGATTTACCAACAACAATAGATGCTTTTTATGAATATCAACGAAATAATAAGAAAGAGATTTCCAAACGAGAGGACACAGGATCTTGCCAATGAACTTGGAATGACTTATTCTCAAGTGGCAAACAGAGCTTTCACAATGGGCCTCAAGAAGTCACAGGAATTTAAACAATCAGATTTATCTGGCAGAGCCAATCTAATCAAAGGAGGAATAGCTCATAGATTTAAACCTGGTCACACACCAGCGAATAAAGGAACAAAGATGAGCCCAGAGCTTTATGATAAGTGCAAGGTCTCAATGTTTAAGAAAGGCAACAGACCAGCTAATTGGAAGCCAGATGGATCAGTTGTTGAAAGAACAGATTCAACTGGTAGAAAATATCTTTATTACAAAGTCAAAGATTCTCATTGGATTCTCTACCATCATAAGATCTGGACAGATGCTAATGGTTCAATTCCAGATGATTCTATTATTAGATTCAAAGATGGTGATTCAATGAATTGTATCCTGGAGAATCTTGAGCTTATATCAATGGTTGATAACATGCAAAAAAATACCATTCAAAGATTTCCTCAAGAAATACAAGAAGTAATTAAATTAAAATCAAAACTAAAAAATAAAATCAATGGCAAGAAACAAAATTAATGATCTTAGAGATCATCTCTTCGCTGCATTGGAGAGATTAGACAATGATGAACTATCAGCTGAAGAGCTCCAAAAGGAACTTGACAAGGCTGAAGCTGTTGCACAGATTGGCAATGTCATCATAAATAGTGCAAAAATTGAGGTTGAATTCATAAAAGCAACCGGCATGATTCGAACAAATACTGATTTATTTAAAGGAGTACAAGATGAGTCCAGACAATTATACCATAAAGGAGAGAATTAAAGAGCTGATTCAGAAAGAGGAATTGGCGACAAAGGATCGGCACAGAGATCTGATATATAAAAGAAGCTATCTATATTCAATACTCAGAGATGAAGGATGGCATCTATCTAAAATTGGAAGATTGTTTAACAGAAATCATGCAACAGTGATTAATGGATTAAAGCTTCATGATGCATTCTATGGACATGATAAGGTTTACATGAGACATGTCAAGAATTATGATCAGATCTTCAGACCAATTGTTGATGTCCAGAAAGATTCAATCTTTGATGATGTGATGAACTGCCATAACACTACTCAATTGAGGATGATTAAGGATAAGATCATGTCTGGAGGGTATGAATCTGTAAACATGTAAACTTTTAAACAGCTTAGAAAATATGAAACTTTACGGGTTAACCTATTGAAAATTAATACTTTGAAGACTTGCAGACTTTTTTCTCCCCTATACGCTCTATGAACATACATACAAAACAAAATATTTTTTTAGTCAAAAAAAACTTTACAAGTCTGCAAATGTTACTTAATCAATTTAATATCAACAAGTTACATCCGAAACTTTCCGTAAAGTTTTATTTTTTGAAACTTTACAACTTTACTATTGAAAATATAGTTATATTTGTCGAGGGGTTTGCGGTTAGCTGCCCAGTAAAAGGTTTCTTGCGTCCTTTCCCCCTATTTTTTAAAACGCAAGATTAAAGCGCAATATATGAAACTAACTAATCATGCTCATGACTTATTAATGGAAGGATTGAATCCTTTACCATTGAAAGACAACAAAGCTCCAATGCTGGAGAAAGGACATAATTATCTATATGAATCCATGAAAGAGGAGGATGTGGATAAGTTATTCAATAATGCTCAAAAGATAGGGATTGCTTGTGGTAAAGTATCCAATGGATTCTATTGCCTTGACTTTGACAAACATAATGGAGAGCCAATCAAAGATATTTATGAGAGCTTTATTGCTCTTCCATATATCTTTGGATTAATAATGGATGGAAAGCTATCCATTTACTCAACAGCTGGAGGAGGTTACCATATCTATTTTATTTACAGAGATGATGTATTATCCGGTGAAGTCTTTGCATATTGGGAAACCAAATCAGTAATGATTGAGATTAGAGGCAATGGTCAATACGCAGCTTGCTGGCCAAGTGAAGGATATAAACATGTCAATGGATCAGAATATATCAAGTTGCAACCATTGGAATCTCAAGAAGAATTTAATGGAATAAAGGACTTAGCACATTCATTCAATAAGTACAAAGAGATTGTTTCAAAGACCAGGACCATTGACTCTAATAAGAAATGGGCAGAGACCTGGAAGGATACGACTCCAGATGGAAAGTACAACATTGAGCATCAGCAAGAGGCTAAGGATTTATTGGCAAAAGCTGGATGGCAGTATTGTGAGAACAGAGGAGATGTGGAATACTGGACAAGACCAAACAAGGATATTAAGGATGGATTCTCAGCTACCTTTGGTCACTTTCCTGGAATGTTCTATATCTTCTCAGAGGATTTAAACTGCAAGCCATTCAATGCAAAGCAAGCTTATTCACCATTTAACATTCTTACTGAGCTGAAATATGATGGTGATTGGAAGAGAGCCAAGGATGAACTCAGGAAGAGATTCAACATGGTTGACAATGAGGAATTCTGGAGCAAGAATGAGAAAGGCAACTACTCACTGAACAACAAGAGATTCAAGGATTTTTTAGAGTCAAATGATTTTTTTAAGAACTCCCCAAATGAGGGGAGCACATTCGACTTTATTCAAAAGCAAGGCATCTTCATGAAGAT